CTGCGCTTGGCCATGTTCCCGCCACCACGTCAGATGATGAGCACCTCGCACTCGTCTATCAGACATGGACCGACCGTGCCGTGGAGATGATGCGCAATGCCTACGTAGGCAATCGGCACACCACACGGGTCAAGGCAGGGCGGCTCATGGGCGGCGCACTCGCAGCACTGCGATCGGTGGGGTATCCGGTGATGAGCGATGACGAGGCCATTCGCCTCATCTACGATACGATGGTACCAGACCAAGGCGACCAGCGCACCGAGTATCGCGCGATTGAGGACGGGCTAAACTATGGGCTTCAAGCGCCGCTGGAGATTTGGCAACGCAGGAAAGCGGCGCCACTCCCACCGCCGATGCCGACCAGTACCGAGGTCGTTCCGCTCGATACCGCCGAGCTCATGCCCAAGGCGTATCATCACACCGACGTGGGCAACGGCCTGCGCTTTGCGGACTGCTACGCTGGCAAGGTCTGCTACGTGTCGGAGTGGCAGCAGTGGATGGTGTGGAGTGGCACACGCTGGGAGCGCACCGACGACGTCGCTATGCGCCGCCTTGCCCATGACCTCGTTTTGACCATGTACAAGGACGCCGTGAGCGACGGAAAGCTTGACCAGGAGCTGGCCAAGTGGGCGATGAAGAGCGAGTCCGCCGCTCGGGTCAATGCGATGCTCGACAGTGCCCAGCCGTATCTCCTCGTTCCATCAGCGCTCTTCGATGCACAGCACGATGTCATCAACGTCGCCAACGGCATGATAGACCTCAGTACCGGCGATGTGCGGCCGCATGATCCGCTCGCATATCACACCAAACTGATTGATATCAACTACGATGACGAAGTTAGCATGGAGTGGTGGGCAAACTTCCTCATCACCATCTTTGACGGCGACGTGGGCCTCATCGACTACATGCAACGAGCTATCGGCTACACGCTGACCGGTCGCACCGATGAGCATTGCCTCTTCTTCTGCTATGGCACGGGGAAGAATGGCAAGTCTACGTTCATGCGTGCGCTGGAGATGCTCATGGGCTCATACAGCACCGTCACCAGCGTGGAGGCTCTGCTTGATGCATCGAAGCTTGGAGAGAGTGCCACGCCGTACATGGCCAAACTCCCAGGGATGCGCCTTGCCATGGCGCAGGAGATGCCAGAGGGGCGGCGTTTCAACGAGTCGCTGGTCAAGAGCATCACGGGTGGCGACACCATCAGCGCACGGGATATGTACAAAAGCGTGTTCCAATTCACACCGACGCACAAGCTGTGGATTACGGGCAATCACCTGCCACGCATCAGCGGTACCGATGATGGCATCTGGCGCCGCCTCCGCATCGTGCCATTCACCGTCACCATTCCCGAGGCGCGGCGCAAGGATTCGCGGGTCATCGAAGAGCAACTCCGCAAGCATCTCAGCGGCCTCCTCCGTTGGGCGGTGCTCGGAGCCCGGCAGTGGCTCAAACAAGGCCTCGGATCATGCAAAGCCGTGGACATGGCCACCACGACGTATCGAGGTGAGGAGGACGCCGTTCAGCGCTTCATCACGGAGCGGTGCGAAATCAACGCCATGGCCAGCGTCTCCAAGGGCGCACTGTTCGGCGCATGGCGGGAGTGGGTAGACGATGAGGGCGACCGTGCCATGAGCTTTAAGTCGCAACGCTGGCTGATGCGCCAGCTTATTGGGCGCTTTGGGTGCCAAGCGGGTGGAAGTGGCCGCACATCGCTCGTCGGTATTCGGCTCATCCCTGACGATGTCGACCACAGGGCAACATGAGTAGTGCACTAATGCTCTAATGCCAAAATTTTAGGGAAGTTTTTTATTTTGATTTTCACGTAGGGACTTTTCCAAATTTTCAGCATTAGAGCATTAGTGCATTATCAGTAGTTTGGTTTTTTGGCGCACTGCCCCATCATAAAAAATTACAGGAGGATTACATGGATTGTCTCGCATGTTCCGCACCGCTCGACACGGCCACGCCGTATCCCCAGCTCTGTTCTGCATGTCGTGCGACGGGCACGGCGCTGGCCCTGCGACGCATCGAGGCAGAGTGCGATGCGCTGGCATCTGAGTGGGGCGCCATGGTGGCGGCGATGCCTCCGCATGGCCAAGAGCGCTTCGAGTCGATGCTCCTGGCGTGGCGGGACGCTGCCGAGCTCCCTGCCACGTTTCATGCACAGCGAGAGCGGGTGACGCTGTTCAAGCGCCGCTTGAATGCCACGCTGAAGCAGGGCGACGACTTCGCACGCCTCGTGGCCGCATGGTGGCGTGCGGTGGAGCGCAAGGCGGATCGGGATGTTCTGCGGATGCACGTCGCATTCACCGAGCGGGACGGGCAAGGAGCGATGGACATATGACCAAGAAAGGATTTTCAAAAACCAAGTGGACTCCAGAGCGCATCGCCACGCTTCAAGCGATGGTGGCGACGCACTCCGTGTCGGACATCGCCCAGCACCTCGGATGCGCTGAGCGTGCAGTGCGCCGCAAACTCGGCGTCATGAACATCTCACTGCGCCAAGTCAAGCACAATGCTAAACCACGCAAAATCACCATTCCGTCACGACGTTGGACGGAGCAAGAGGTGCTATATCTGTCAACGCACTATGGTGAACGACCATTGCGCAAAATCGCTAAGCACCTTAGGCGCTCCACCGAATCGGTGCGCCAAAAAGCGCACAAGCTGGGCGTCCATGACGATGCTGTTCGTGATGCGTCGTCGATGCTCAGCCGTAGCGATGTGGCCGCACTGCTGGGAGTTTCTCCTGACACCGTGCAGACATGGTGGCGAGAGCACGGCTTACCCTACGAGAAGCGATTCAAGCAGTATTTTACGTATGAAAGCGCCGTGCTTACGTGGCTTCGCACCGATGCCAACGTTTTGCGCCTCAGTCGTGAGCGCATCGAGCCACGCCTACAGCGTATCTACGATGCGGTGCGCCGTGAGTACTACACACTCGAGGAGCTCAATGCGCTCGACGTGGCGGCACTGCAGCCCCGCCGCTGGAAGTGGGAATCGACCAAGCGGCATGATGTGTCACCACCCAAGGCCATCGTCATCGGAAGGCACGGGATGGGCAACAGCAGCGTCGCTCGACTGAGTCGTCAAACATACTACCGTAAAGACGAGGTATGGGCATGGGCATGGGCCTTTGGCCATATCATCCCGGAGAAGGTCAGGCATCCCGACATCGCCGACATCGTGCTAGCGTGGCGTTCACACTACCTGCTCAATGCCGAGCTGTATGCGCACATCGCCCAGACGACGGTGAGCAAGTGGTACACAACGCGTGGCTTTCCGCGCCAAGCCAGATTTCGCATCTGCTATGATCGCATCGAGGTCGTGGCGTGGCTCAAGGTTCATGGCTATGCACGGGAGGCGCACCAGCTCGACCGTGGCGGTGTCCTGTGCTATCATGAGCTCATACGAGACCGGGAGCGCCGCCATGCGTAGAGCCGCAAAAGTCGATACCACCCACCGCCCCATCGTGGAGGCACTGCGCTCAGTCGGTGCCAGCGTCATCGACCTCGCCGCCGTGGGGCATGGCGTGCCCGATCTGCTCGTGGGGTATCGTGGCGACACATGGCTCATCGAGGTAAAGGGCCCGAAGACGAGGCTAAGCGAAAGCCAGCGCATCCTGCACGGCGCATGGCGCGGGAAGCCCATCGCTGTCATCCGCACCATCGACGAAGCCTTGACACTGATTGGAGCGACGCCGTGACCCTGCGCTGGCGTCGCATCATCGGGCGGTACCCCATCGCCCTGTACATGCTGGCCAATCAGCGCTACGTGCTACTACGGGAGATGTCCGACCGTGACGACGAGGTGATAGCGCACGGCAGGGCACTCGACCACATGACCCCGAATGAGGTGCTCCGCTGGGTCGCGGACGAGCTAAGGGAGATAGCGCATGAGCTGGAGACCACAGATGAGTTGGACATATGAGGTGATTGGCGGCGCTCTGCTGGCGTGCTGTGCGGTGGTCATCGCCGTAACCGTGATGACCGTGGGCGCCATCGTTGGGCGCTATTGGAGCAAGGACGATGATTGAGCTGTGCATCATGGCCATAGCGGTGCTTCTTACGATGCTCGGCTATGCGGTACTCTGCTGGATAGGAGGAAGCGACGATGATTGAAATCTTCCTTGCCCTACTCTGCATGGGCGGCGTATGCCACACGGAGTATGCCACGCTGTCCCACGAGGCGGCGGCAGTGGCCAGCTGTGAGAGCGGCGACACGGTGACACTGGGAAGCCTCGATTGGAGCGCCGTCAATGTCAACGTGGACGGCACGACGGACTACGGCGCTTTTCAGATTAACGACTATTGGATTTGGTCAAGCGATGACCGCTGGATGATGCGCCCCATCGCACAGCGCCTCGGCATGACGAGCGACGCCGTGCTGAGCTTGTGGCCACGCCCAAGCGATGCGCCGCCAGCCGTGCAGTACGCCGCCTTCGAGGTGATATGGGACAACGGCAACGGATGGCAGCATTGGGCGGCGTCACGGCCATGCTGGGAGAAGTGGATAGACGTGGAGGAGCTGTCAAGGATTCCTTGACAACTCAGCAACCACCGAGGATTCCTCGGCAGTTCAACAAAGAGGAACAATGATGTACTTTTCAATTAGCGGCGCACTTGCAGTAATTATTGGGCGACACGCCATGTCGACAGAGAAGCCACGCAACTCAACGCCAGATTCCCCGCCGCCACCGCCGCCGCAAAAGCGATACAACTTCAGCGTGGAGGTGCCATTCAAGGACGCAGTGGTAACCATCCAGCTCAACGCACAGCCACCAGTGCCCGGCAGTGATGCATGGCTGTGTCACGCCGACATCCGCCGGCACGGCATCTATGATTCTCGATACCATGAGCAAGCGATGTTCAGAGTGGCGTCACACGCTGACAATCGATGCGATGCACTGCGCAATTGCATCGCCGCTCTGCCCGAATTCCTGTCATCATGGCGCACTGAAGAAGAAGACGTGATTTTTCATGCGCATGCAGTGGAGTGGATTGTAAGCAAGTTGTCGCAGCATATGAGGTACTTTGAGATGGAGCAGAGGGGGATAGACGACAATGATTCTGAATGACCGACAAATCACCGACCTCGCCGAGCGTGGCATGATTCAGCCATTCGCTCCGATGGCCAAGCGGGGCGGCGTCATCAGCTACGGCGTGACATCGTTCGGTTATGACATGCGCGTCGCCGACGAGTGGATTCGCTACGTGGGCGAGTTCTCCACGCTTGACCCCAAGCGCATCACTGCACCGCGCACTGTAGAGTACACTGCCGACGCCATCACCATGATGCCCGGCGATTTTGTGCTGTGTCGCAGTGTCGAGCGCTTCATCATTCCCGATGATGTGATGGTCGTGGTTGTGGGCAAGTCAACGTATGCACGCTGTGGCATCATCGTGAACGTGACCCCGCTCGAGCCCGAATGGTGTGGCCACGTCACGATTGAGCTGAGCAACACGAACACCGTGCCCGTCATCGTGTACGCCAATGAGGGCATTGCGCAGTGCCTGTTCTACCGTGGTGAGCGCCCCGCCGTAACCTACGCCGACAAGCAGGGCAAGTACCAGAACCAGAGCGGCGTGGTGTTGCCGAGGGTGGACTAAGATGTCATTTCAAATCATTCAAGGCGACTGCATAGAAGGCATGAAAACACTGCCCGACCAATGCGTTCATACGGTGATTACATCGCCTCCGTACTATGGACTGCGGGATTATGGCACTGCCACGTGGGATGGCGGCGATGCGGAGTGTGACCACATTGAGTTTATTGACACCTGTACAACAAGTACGCTTAATAGTAGCGTAAATGGTATCAAATCGCCAAATACTGCGCTTATAACCAAGCGACAGTATAAAAAAACGTGCGGCAAATGTGGCGCACAACACATCGACCAGCAAATCGGCATTGAAGAAACGCCAGAAGCCTACGTGCAACGTCTTGTCGACGTGTTTCGTGAAGTCCGTCGCATCCTGCGAGATGATGGCACCGCGTGGCTAAACCTTGGCGATAGTTATGGCACAAAAAAACAACTACTTGGTATTCCGTGGCGTGTTGCATTTGCGCTTCAAGCAGATGGCTGGTATCTGCGGCAAGACATCATCTGGCATAAGACCAATTCGATGCCAGAGTCAGTGACCGACCGATGCACGAAATCACACGAATACATTTTTTTGTTGAGCAAGTCGCAACGATATTACTTTGACCACGAGGCGATAAAAGAGCCATTCGCTAAAGAGCATGCTAAGCCGGGCGGAAAAGGTAAGTATGCAACGCAGGCATACGGAAAAAGCCCTCAGCAAGGTTTGTCAAAAAGTAAATGGAAAAATGGGCAAACAATCGGACGCCATCGCCGCTCAGTATGGAGCATTGCTACACATGCATATAAAGAAGCGCACTTTGCAGTGTATCCACCGAAACTCATTGAGCCATGCGTGCTGGCAGGATGTCCAGAGGGTGGCACAGTCTTCGATCCGTTTACCGGAAGTGGTACGACCGCACTTGTGGCATTACAGCACAATCGACGATACATTGGCACAGAGCTAAATCCAGAGTACATCGCACTCGCAGAGAAACGATTGTCAGCGGTGCAGCCACTATTAAAAGGTGAGGTCGACTAATGGTAACCTACATCGCCGACAGCGTGATACCGGGCATGACGATGGAGGAGCATGTCGCCTACATGGCGCGCATCTCCAATCCCGGCAATCAGCATCACCACGACACCGCGCCGCGCCTTGTCAAGTACTTGGCAACGCACCAGCACTGGTCGCCGTTCGAAATGGTGTCGATTACGATGCAGATTGACACCACACGTGACATTGCACGGCAAATCCTGAGGCATCGCTCGTTCAGCTTCCAGGAGTTTAGCCAGCGCTACGCTGTCGCTGACCTTGGCGTGACCATCCGCGAGGCTCGACTGCAGGACACAGCGAATCGACAAAGCTCCCTCGAGGTGGACGACCCCGCCTTGCACGATGCGTGGGCACTACAGCAAGAGCGGGTCGCCGAGCAAGCAGAGCAGGCCTACGAGTGGGCACTGAGCAAAGGCATCGCCAAGGAAGTAGCCCGTGCCGTGCTTCCCGAAGGGCTGACGATGTCTCGCATGTACATGGCGGGGACACTGCGGAGCTGGATACACTACTGTACACTCCGCATGGGCAATGGCACGCAGAAGGAACACCGCGCCATCGCCGAGCAAGCATGGCAGCACATTGTCGAGCGGATGCCGAGCGTGGAGGGGCTGGGATAATTTGACGCACTCCGTACAATAGAAGTAGGAGGCATCATGACCAAGTTTCGCCACGACTTCCGCCACTGGCCCAGCGTCGCCGCATTCCGTGCGCACCTCGCCCCGCATCATCCGAGCATCGCATGGTGGGCACTCGGCGTCACGTTGCATCACACGTGGAAACCGCGCCGTCAGGATTGGCGTGGGCTCCGCACCATGCAGGGCATCAAGAAGTACTACGAGGGGCTGGGTTGGGACAGCGGGCCGCATCTGTTCATTGCGTACGGCTCCCCCGATCCGGCGCATGACGGCATCTGGCAACTCACCGCCCTGAACGAACGGGGCATCCACGCAGGGTATCCCGCCAACAACCGCCACTGGGGCATCGAGGTGGTGGGCGACTACGACAAAGAGCCGTGGTCGATGCCACTGCACGACTTGGTGGAGGGCACGACGCTGGCGCTGCTTGATTGGCATGGCATCGCCGTGAGCTCTGAGTCACTCAAGGGGCACCGTGAGTGGGGCAGTCCGAAGACGTGCCCAGGCCGTGCCATTGATATGAACATCATCCGCAGGGACTTTGCCCAAGCACAGATGAGGGAGCAATGACTGAAAGTGTAGAGGTCAAGCTGGCACGGCTTGAGGAGAAGGTGGACACACTGCTTCGACAGTTTGTCACACACAGAGAGGAAGTGCGCGAACTCAGAGAGCGCATGCAAGAACAAGAAAAAGGCACCAACAAGTTGTGGGGTGGCTTGGCATTGGCCACCGTGCTGATTCCGATGATTATCCGATACCTGATGGGAGGCTGATATGGTAAAGCGCTGGTATGAATCCAAGACCCTGTGGGTCAATGTCCTCACTTTGCTCGCCATGATTCTCAGTGCCGTCATGCAGTGGCCAGAGCTGCAGAGCATCGCCCCGCAAATCGCCGTGGCGCTCAGCTTGGTCAACATCGCTTTGCGCTTCCTCACCGATAAGCGCTTGGTGTAGTCATGGCTACGCGGAAGCCGAGTGCCCGCCGTGAGGTATCGCTCATCCGTGTGCCCGAAGTGCTCGACGCCATTGAGGAGCTGGGCATCGTTCAGCATGCGTGCGCCGCCGTGGGCTTCGACCGCCGCACGCTGTACCGCATGATGGAAAGCGATGCCAGCGTGGCCGAGGCGGTGCGCCTCGCCGTGGAGCGGGGCAGGGAGAAGCGGCGCGACTTCCTCGAGAGCCTTGCCTACCGCATGGCGCCGGAGAATCCCACGATGGTCATGTTCCTGCTGAAGCGTGAAGACCCGAGCTACAGGGAAAGCTACAATGTCAATACGACCAATGCCCCAACCAACTTCGTCATCGACCTCGGTACTGCGGATACGTCACTCGATGCTGCTTCCGCATCAGATGAAGTTTCTCCAGTCCAAGGCGAAGTACCTCTACTACAAGGGCGGGATTCGTAGTGGCAAGTCGTATGCCGGAGCGCTCAAAGTGCTTACCATGCCCATGCACAGCAAAGCCATCGTGGCGGCGCCGTCGTATGAGAATATCCGCAACGGCTCGCTCCGGACTCTGCTCAATCTCATCTCGGAGTTTGAGCGCCGTAGCGGCATGACCATCCTCGACGGAAAGCCACGCCTCTCAGCGCCGTACATGATCCGCCTCATCGGTGACAGAGAAATAGTGTTTTTCTCTGAGAATAACTTCAATTTGGTACGTGGCATGGAAGCGGCGCTTTGCTGGATAGACGAAGCGGGGCACATGGATGAGTACATTGACGGCATGAACACATTGTGGACGGTGGCACTGGGTCGACTCAATCAAGCGCCGGGGCAAATCATTCTGACCTCGTCGCCGAACTTCAAGAAGCCGTGGTCGTCAAACCTCTTCCGTGACAATGCGCACGACCCGGAGTACGAAACCGTCTTCGCTTCGACGCTGGACAACCACTTTTTGAGCGAGGAGTACAAAGCCTCACTGAGAAAGAACTATACGTCGGAGATGTACGCACAGGAAGTACTGGGGCAGGACATCAACCCGTCCGGCTCCCTGTTCCAGCGCCAGTGGTTCAGCGTTGTGCCCACCGCTCCGCAGGGTCTTGCGTGGTCGCGGTACTGGGACTTGGCCGCTTCCACCAAGCAGAGCGCCGACTACAGCGCCTCCGTGCGATGCGCCATGCATGACGGTGTCCTGTACATCGCTGATGGTATCAAGATGAAAGCGGAGTGGCCAGACGTGCGCAAAGTGATTGTCGCCACCGCCCTGTCGGAGCGTGGCACGGTGCTTGGCATCGAAGAAGCCTTGCACGGCTTGGCGGCCGTGCAGGAATTGCGCCGGATGCCGGAACTCGCATCGACCACGTTGCGTGGCATCAAGGTGGACAAGGACAAAACGAGTAGAGCCATGCCGTGGGCGGCGCGTGCCGAGGCGGGAGCGGTGCGGATCGTGGCGGGAAGCTGGGTCAAGGATTTTATTGACGAAGTGGTGGCGTTCCCGAGCGCACCACACGACGACTATGTAGACGCCGCAAGCGGTGCCGTGGCGATGGTCGCACGGCCCAAGATTTCATGGGAGATACTATGACACTTAACTCGCTTCCCGCATGGTTCGAGCAACTCCGCCGCGGCGGACGCATCGTCACCACTGCGGACGCCTACAGTGTGTCCCCACTGTTGTACCGTGCGACCAATCTACGCGCCGATGCGCTGAGCTCCATTCCGTACCGACTGATGTACAACGATGTCGAACAGGAGTGGCCATTCGTGCAAAGCTTTCCTCAACTCCTCAAGGACATCGAGCGGTCACTGTGCTTGACGGGCGGTGCGTATCTTTACAAAATCTACAAGGGGAAACGCCTTGTGGGCTTTGTTCCGCTCAATCCCACCACGATGAACGTGGCATTGATGACGGACAAAGCAACGCTCGAAAACCCACTGCTCGGCGCATCGTTTGTGCAGAGCATCAATGGCAAATCGTACGGCCCGTGGACGGTGAACGAGGTCGTATATTTTCGTGAGCCCAGCTACCTCGACGACATCGGGCCGGGCATCGCTCCGGCACACGTCGCACTGAGCAACGCAAAGCTGGAGCACTACCTGTCCCGCTTTGCCTCGGCATTTTTCGAGGGCGGCGCGCAGCCGGTTACCATCATGAACCTCCCCGAGCACATGGACGAAGCGGAGTTCCAGCGCTTCCGCACGGAAATGCGCTCGACCATCGGCGGCGGAATCATTAACGCGTTCAAGATGATTTTTATGCGGGCTCCGGACATTAAGATTGAGCAACTCACGCCGCCGCTCAACTCCCTGCAGATGCCCGAGCTATACGAGCGGGTCATCACCAGTGTGGGCATGGCGTACGGCG